CGGCCCGGACGCCCGCGAAGCGCCGGCGTCCGTAACGTAAATCACTCGCGCGGGGCGGCTTCGGTCGCCCCGCTTCAATTAGGATGGGATCATGGCTAAGACGAAGGCCTCATGGCAGAGGGATGCGGCGCTGGCTCGGCGCCGGGCGATGCAGAAGCTCAACCGCCTGAAGAAGCAGGGCGTGGACCTACGCGGCACCGAATATCATCCGGACCCGTCGTCGCTGGACGACATTCGCGGCATGTCCGTGAAAGAACTCAAAACCTATATCAATCGCATGGAGGTGTTCACGTCGCGCGGCGTTCAATTCTACGGCACTCAGAGGGGGGATGTCATTTCGAAGACGGATATGGATATTCTCCGGAACCGCCAGCGGCGCCTGAACGAGAGGGCGGCCCGCCAGCGGCGGAAGTTTGCCCGCTACGTCGACCCGTCGAGCGGCATGTCGCTACAGCAGATGTTCACGGAGAGGGAGACCCGCAAGGGGCGGGCGCCCCGCTATATCGGAGTCCCGGGCGTCGACTCCGACCCGATCGCCTCCCGTAACCGCGGCGTCAAGCAATATGCGTCGAAGAAGGCTTTCGATAAGCACATGGCGCGCCTAGATTTCCTCTTGTCGGCGGAGGGCCGCAAATATCAGCAAGACAAGGCATGGCGGAGCTTCACGTCAATGACGGCCGAGCTTGGGGAGGAAGGCGAACGCATCCGCAAACAAATGGAGGCGAAAATCGCCCAAAAGGGCAAGGGGATGGCGGCTTTCATGGTGCTGTGGCGCGACTCCACGCTCGCCCAGAATCTCCGCAACGCCTACAAGCTCACGAAACTCGATTTCTCGCGTGTCCAAATGGGGGAGAACAGCCCCAACGTGGGTCGAAATGGAGGGAGGACGAGGAATGTCTTCAAGGCGATCAACCAAACGATTGGAGCAATCTGACGTTTGCGTCCTGTGGGTGGAGGCCGCTTACGACGGCGAGCGTGCCTCGATAGCCTCCGTCCACCTCATGGGTCTCAACGGTGAAAACTACGTTTCACGTGAAACGTTCGCCGACGCCGAGGCCGACCTCGCCGCCTACCAGGTCGCCTATACGTGGGACATGGATCTGGTCGGCCCCTGCATCGTCGCCGACTACATCGAGCGCGGCATCACCTGGTCCCCCGACTACCGTCGCCCCGCCGATCGCCTCTCCGGTCTCTACACCGGCGACGGGCAATTTTTCTCGCTCAACGTCCCCGCGACGCCGGGCCGGTCGGTGTCGATCCGCGGCGTCGAGGCCCTCTTGCCGCTGGATTTCGACGCTCTCGCGCAGACTCTCCACCCTCAGTGGGTGACGGACCTCGCCCTGAATGTCCCGTGGCCGCGCGTCTACCTCGACGTGCTCGCCGCCGCCGTCAATTTTGACGACGCCTGGGCGTCAAGGAAGATGACCCAGGCCTCCCGGGCGTTCGCGCGGCTCCGGGAGGCGGTCGACGATTTTGACGGGCTTTACCCGGCGCCGACGGGCGTCCCCGAGTCGGAGATGCTCCGCGCCGCCTATCTACCCGGCCTGTGCAACCTCGGCCCGGAGGCTGAGCCTTTCGTCGAGACGGGCGCCGGGTCCTCGTGGGACGTCAACTCGCT